GCCCAGCCGTACGCTTGCCCTGTTTCCTGCACTGCAATCAATTGAGCTCTGCTCTTTGAGAATACAAACGGTTGCGTTTCTCGGATTTCTTTTGCAATTTGCGTGTAACTCTTCCCCAATTTTACTCCGTCGGTCAATATTGTCAAAATTTCTTTTTTAGTAGTTTGAAAAATCGAACCGTCTCGTTCCGAGAGATGCAATGTTTCCATACTTCGTAAGAATCTTACTGCTGGCTCTGTTTCTATATTAAATACTAGATTTTTCTTATAATCTTTCAAGAATGTACTAAAAGGCTTGTAGGCTTGTGCGTATGCTTGCTTCATAGTATATTGCAAAGATGAAAACAGGTATTCAGGAATTGCAGAACGTATATTTTCTATGAAACTTCGCACGTCGTCTTCAATACTTTTTATCTCATAACTTTTTATTTCACGTTCAAGAATAGAAATAAGTTCTTTTTCTTGCTTACGAAAAATCGCATAAATACCTTTTGCGATTCTTTCTTCTTGTTTACGTAGGAATATTGCTTGTTTGTTCATTTTGCATATCAGTAATAGAAAACTCCAAATCCTCAATAAGTTTTACGTTGTTTTGTACTGTGTATTTATCCATAAGGTCGTTATCCTCGATTTTTGTATCTCCGAGATATTCTCGAGCCTCGTTGCGTGTATATACCCCAATATTGATTGCTTTCTCCACGATGTCAAGTTTATCTTTTCGGTCGTTTATATGCTCGTCTATCACTTGAAACCATACATCTGGAAGGATTTCCCCGAGGATAGTAGTGAAAATATAATTGAGCTCCATTTCTTCTGGACGGATTGTATTTTCAATATATTTCTTGTACTGTGTTTCTCCGTTTCCTACCTGTACCCCCTCTGTATAGTTCAAAACAACGCGAGGAACACCAAGAGCCGAACATATCTTTTCGCTATTGAATGCCTGCATAGCCACAAAGTCCATATCTTTGTGATTATTTGCCATTTGTTTGAAGTCTTGAATTGCGTTTGATACAATCGACTTGTTTCGGTTCTTACTTCCTGTAACTGCATTTTTTACTTCAGTCATTATAGCTTTTGCAGATTCTATTTCTACTCCTTCTTTCAAAACATACAATCAAGCAGGAACAGAGTTGTTCAGCATTGCGAAGTAATTACTTATGCTTGCCTCATTGTCTGCGTATGCGTGATATATAATCCCCGAAAGCTCACTCCCCCCATATACTTCATCTCGGACATCAGTCGTGTTGTAAAAATGAAACATATTTTCAGGGGAAACTTGAGAAACGCTCGCACCTTGTCGGACCATGTAGTAAATAACTTTCAAATACGGATCTGTTACAATCGAAACATTTCTTGTATCAAAAACTTTTACTCATACAAGTTTTCCGATTGGATTTCTGCGTTTTAAAAGAAAAATATTCCCAGAAATTTTCTTATGTTTTAGGATTTCTTTTTTGAGTCTATTGAAAGCTCCCCAATCATCAACTCCAGGAACTTTTACTTCAGCAGAAATATTGAGAAAGTTTCTCACGAAAATATTGTCAGAGATTTCCTTGTATTGGATTTCTCCGTTTTCACCGACTCCAGTTTTTTTAAATACTTTGAATCCACTTTTTCCTGCTGTCTTTTGGATTTCGTTCACGCATGATTTTATATCTGCGTTTCGAGAATACATATCGTAGTATGTATTAAAATTCATAGGCTTTTCCTCGTATTGATTCCCCATAAGAACAGAAAGAGAATTCCCAGCTGTTTCATATGATTTTTTCTCGTCTGCTTTCTGAAAAAGATTATATCCGAAAAGTTGCATAGGTTTTGAGGTTAGATTTTTTATAATAATATGTGTTTTTTCGAAAAATCAAAAAATTTAGAAAAATCAAGTGAAGAATTCTTTAATATTTCAAAATACTTTTGTAATTTTATATCTCGCTGCATCTATTCCGTGATTAAAATCATCTATTGGCTTTTCAATAGCATTTCCATTTTTATCTTTTGCCCAAACATAGTTGTCAAACTCTTTACGTAGGTTTTGACTTCGAGCTGTGATATAAATCTTGTATGCTTTCATTGTATTTATCCCATGGATTATCGAGTCTGGTCATTTTGTACAAGGTACACAAAAAAACCCTGCACGGTGAATTTCTTCGATACTTTCTGGACGGGAATTATCTCAAACAATTTCTATATGGTTTTTTACATCTTCTTTTCTCAGAAAATCTATAATATCCCTATTCGTCATTTGCCTTTTATACAGTCGTTCGTCCAGAATAATCGCTCCATTCCATTCATACACGTCCACGATAGCAGTTGGGTCGTTGTATCAAAAATCCAGTCCTGGACCATGATATTTTGCTTCTTCTGGAATCTCCGAGATGTTCTCGTATGAGAATATGAGTCCTTCGACTGCTTTTCCTGGGATTCCTAGAGCATAAATATTATACAGATTTATATCCTGTAATTTCAAACGCTCCATAACTTTGTCATACTGCTCCTGCCCTACGAAACGATTGTCTTTATACGTCGAGTGTAAGCATTCCACGTCCTGTGTGCTTCCATATACCCAAAAATCAGTGATGAGCCAATGCTGGTCCGATATAGGGTTGTAGGTACACGTCATTTGAAGTTCTTTCCCTTCTCAACGTAAACGTATATCAAGTTGGTCAAAGTCTTTTTTATCTGCTTCGGTTGCCTCCTCAAGCCAAACCCTTGTTACTCATTTTACGGATTTTATTTTTTCCACGTCGTCCAATCAGCGAAAAATACAATCAGATCACGTCAGATTGTTTATAATTCGCATCGGGGATGTAGTTATTGTGAAGTACTCATTGAGTCTCCAATCGTCTATAACCCCAGTCAGTTCGGCAAATACCGAGTCTTTAATCGTATCTTTTACTTTACGCACTCCGAGAAGTCTGTTTCAGCTTTCAAAAGTCTTTATAATTTCTTTTTGTGCTGTAAACTTTGATTTTCAACTCCCTCCTCATCAAAGCAAAAATATATACCTTTTTTTATTTCTAAAAAGAGGTATATATTTATAGTTGTAAAGCTCTCTATTACTAAAATCAAATTCCATTTATTCCTCTTGGTTAGGAAGTCAAACAATAATCTTTTTCACGGTCATTTCTCATGAGTTTTCAACTTCACTTTTATCTTTCCATCAAAAGTTTTTGAGAGCAAATATATCTCCAGTACGTCCATTTTCTCTCAGAGAAATTTCGTATGAGTTTTCTATGTGCATTTTAGCCTCTTTGATAATTGCTCTAAACTCTTCTTTTTTTTCATAATCTCAAAGAGTATCTTTATTTGTTCAGCAAGCAATACACAATCAAGAAAGAGTGAGTCTCCCCTCATCTGTATCATCAAGATATTTTTGAATAAGCTTTTGAAGTTCTTCAGGGCTTTCAAATTTCACTGGTCTCCCTACACTTCGCTTAAATTTAGGTTTTTTATCAGCCATTTTTTTTATGAGTAAGAAAATTAAGATTATTTTCTTGTTTTATTTTCAATATATTCCTTGTTTCTCATGTACTCTGAATTAAATTTTATATCAAATTCTTTTTTAGAAATAATCAGAAAATATAAAAATTCTACAAGACTTATGAGAAAAGGGATAAACGTCCAAGAGAAAAATAAGTACACAAATCCAAGTCAAATACTCCCGATATAGAATCGATGAATCCCAATCCAACCAAGAAGAAGCGAAAGAATCGCAGCAATATATTTATTTTTCATCTTTTATTTCTAATTGAGATAATATTTTTCTCTGCTCCTGTATTTGTCTTTCAAAACTTTCATTTTGTATCTTTAGCTTTGACATACTTTCAAGACAAACAGAAATACCTTTCTCCAAAGATTCTATCGCTTTTTTTGTAAGGTCAATAGATTTTTCAACAATCTCCTCTTTCGTATCACAAAGCATTCTATGAGAAAATTCTACCTCAAACATCCCCTTTTTCTTTCCAGAAGTCCAAGTATAAAACTTCATTTCGTCTTTTTCCTCTATACCCGTAAGAGTTACAATCAAGAAAGAAAGTTTCCCTTTCACAATTGCTTCTGGATCAACTGCCCATTTTTCACTTCAGATTTCAAACATACGGTAAATAATAAAAAAATATAAGCCCATTATATCAATTTTTTCGAGAAAAGCAAAAAATGGCATTAAAACAAATATTACCTCAATATTACCTCCAATATTACCTAACCTTTAAGCTATATATAGCCATTATTACCTATATTACTATAAATATATATATTATAGTAGTAATAATAATAAATATATATATAAGTAGTACCATAGGGAAAAGTAGGTAATAAATTTTTCGTGTACTTAGTTTATCTGCTATATATAGGCAAGAACAGGTAAAATAAAGAGGTAATAAAAGCAGGTAATAAATTTTAAAACCGTATATATTTATATATATTGTAGCATAAGTATATATATGTAAA